TCTATCATAGTTCGATTAGGCCCCTATGAGATTGATTGGGGTAAGTTACTGCCATTCTTGCGAGATTTGGGCTACAGGAAGCTTATTGTGAGCGATTCTGTTGTTCCTGTGAAAGTTGATGGAAAAATTGTTGATAGGGTTCAAATTCACCACATCGTGGATTCGATTAAAGAGCACATTCGCGAGGAGCTGAAAGACGAGGGGAAACTCGGATTCTTAATGCAAAATGAGTCGAAGATTTTTACCACTTCGAAACTCAACTTTTTGGATACAATCACCGAGCGATTTCTTGAAGATACTAACTCATCGAGTTGGTTGTACTTCACTAATTACGCTATCGAGGTAACAGACAGCATTGTTAATGCTTACGAGTATCACGAACTACCCGGCTACATCTGGAGGAATGAAATAATCAATCGGAATATCAATACCGATTTGATTGGTCCTGATAGACTTCTTAAGGATAACGGTGGAGTGTTTGAAACATTTGTGAAGCGTATTTGCTCTGCTGATGCCTCGGTGCTTGAAGTAAAGCCCGACGAAAATGAGCAAAGGAAGGCCACAGCGCGCTTTACTCAGCTTATGTGTGTGATTGGCTACCTTTTGCACAGGAAGAAGATTGCGGGGCTTACCAAAGCAATTATTTTCATGGATGAGAAGGTTCCAAACGACGAATCGGAAGCGAACGGCGGTACGGGTAAATCTCTGGTTGCAAGGGGCGTTTCGCAGTACCGGCCAACTGTTACTATCTCCGGGAAAAACCTCAATTTCAATAATCAGTTCTTCTATCAAGATGTTGCCCTCGATACGAGGATTATTCTGATTGATGACATCCGGAGGGGGTTCCAATTCGACAATTTATTTGCCGAAGTAACCGGACCTCTGAAAACCGAAAAGAAAAACCGTGACCCTCATATAATACCTTTTGAGAACACACCAAAATTTATTCTTACCACTAATCACACGGTTAAGGGCTCAGGTACCTCCTATGAGCGCAGAAAGTACGAGGTGGAATTTGCGGCCTATTACAACGAAACAAGAACTCCCGTTGGTGAATTTGGATGTGACTTTTTTCAGAATTGGGGAGACGAACAATGGCAGTTAATGGATGCATTTATGGTGCGCTGCATGGTGAACTTTTTCAACAACTCACTTCCGGATAATACAAAAACACTCGGTTCCTCTCGCATGAGATTGGCTATTGACTCGACCTCCCGTGAGTTCCATGAGTTCATTATTGAGATGATAGAGCAAAAAGAAGTTGTCTCCGGGAAAGAGTTTGATAGACGCGAGCTTTGGGATAAATACAAGGAAAATGTGCCGGAAGATGCGGACCTAAAATTCCATACTTTCACTAAACATTTAACCAAATGGTGTGCTGCAATGCGAATGCAGAAAAAGGATAGAGCAAGCCACAAGGATAGATACACTTTGATTCTGGGTGAGTTAGAGGGGATTGCTAAAAGATACAGGAGTTTAGATAAATGAAAAGTGCACAGTTGCAACTATGCAAAGCACAGTTAGTGCACACTTTTTTTTGTTCGTCGAAATCCTTTATAAAACAATGGGTTAGGTTCGATTTTGCACAGTTGCACAGTTGTTTCTCTATTGAAACAGGTTCAAAAAAATATTTAAAAAACATAGTAATAGACTCTAAAAAGACACTCAGCGTAAAAAAAATAACTACACGCATAGTGTCAGTAATGGTTTCAACTGTGCAACTGTGCAAAACAGGGCTTAAGTCTTTTAATAACAAAACAAATCAACGTTTAAAAACAACTGTGCACCAACTATTCACAACTGTGCAAGGAGAATTAAAATGCCTGTAGTAATTTGGAAAAAACAAGAAGTAGATTTTACCCCTACCTCTACCCTCCCCGAGCAAATTCAAGTGCTTGAAATACCGGTTGCGGAAGTGAAAACGGAGGAAGTATCAGAGAGTACTTCATACCTCACAGAAGAGCAGTACAACCTACTCTCTCTCGACGACCAGTATCTATTCGATGAGCGTGCCGGCATAATGGAGTACGATGGTGGGCTCAGCAGAGCAGATGCGGAGAAAGAGTCCTACCGGATGTTTTTGAATCGAAACCAAACCGATGAAATTAACGAGTATTTATTCAGTTTCGGAGCAATGGAAGTGACGGACGAAAAGCTACTTCAGGAATTAAATTTTCAAGATAAGAAGAGAGCCTAACCAATGTTAAGAGATTATCAAAAAGCGATAGCACAAAAAGCAAGCGAGATATTAAGCCAGTTGAAAATCATTTACCTGGCCATGGAAGTAAGGACCGGAAAAACCATCACTGCATTTGCGACCATCTACCTACGAACCAAAGCAACCGGTAAGCGTTACAACGTTTTGTTCGTAACCAAGAAAAAAGCGATTGAAAGTATCAACCGTGATTTTCGGTTGGTGAATGGCAAAATGTTCTTCGATTTAACCGTTATCAATTACGAGTCCCTCCATAAGCTCCCGAAGAGAATTGTTTATGACCTGGTGATAGCCGATGAAGCCCACTCGATAGGAGCATTCCCAAAACCCTCGCAACGTACCACACGCCTGAAAGAGAGAGTTGGAAGTGCGGAACTTATTTACCTTAGCGGAACCCCAACCCCGGAGAGCTATTCTCAGTTGTTCCATCAGTTCTGGGTAAGCGAGCATTCACCATTCAAAAATTACAAGAACTTTTACGGTTGGGCTTCTTCATACGTGAACATCCACACGCGGTTCTTTGGGGCAACCAGAACCAAAGATTACAGCAACGCAATCCCAAGCATGCTTAAGCCGGTGATTGAGACCTACTTTATCACATTCAGCCAGGTCCAAGCAGGATTTGCGCAGGAGATAACAGAGAAAGTCCACTACGTTGAGATGAACGAGGATGTTTATACCATTGCCGATGCAGTTATTGAGCACGGCATTTACACATTCGATAACGGAGATATGATACTTGCTGATTCTCCCGCGAAACAACTCCAGAAGTTGAGACAGATTTATTCCGGTACCTGCAAACTCGAAAATGAACTTATGGCCACATTTGATACAAGCAAGGTTGAATACATCAAAAAGACTTTTGCAGGACAGAAGATTGCGATTTACTACGTCTATATCCTTGAAGGTCACCTACTTCGGGAATCGTTCCCCAACTGGACGGACTCTCCGGAGGATTTTAATGAGAGTAATGATAAGGTATTTATTTGCCAAATTCAGTCCGGGAGCATGGGTGTGAATCTTTCCACAGCTGACTCTATAGTGTTTTACAACATTGATTATTCGGCTCTACAGTACTGGCAGGCACGCGCAAGGATGCAGAGCAAGGATAGAACCAAAGATTCAATAGTTCATTGGATATTTAGCGAAAACGGAATTGAGGAGAAGATTTACGAAGCTGTTCAAGATAAAAAGGATTACACCTTAGAGTATTTCAGACAGGATTACGGGATAGAGGAGATTAAGAATGTTGGATAAACCAAAGCCAATAAATGGCAAACCAAAGTTAAGAGAGCAGAACTTACAAAGAAAAATACTTGAGTATCTAAAGAGCAAGGGAGCATACGCCGTAAAAACCATTGTAACGAACCGCAATGGAGTGCCCGATATCCTTTTTTGCTATAAAGGTGACTTTATTGCCTTTGAGTGCAAAAGCGAGCATGGGGAGATTACCATGCTCCAGGAGTACAACATACGCTCCATCGAAAAAGCAGGCGGAAAGGCCTATTGCGTTAGGAGCATGGAGGAAGTAAAACAAATAGTGGAATATAAACAAGGAGGAAACAATGCTTAGTGAATTATTGACATTTGCCTTTTTCGCAGTGCCCGGACTGATGTTAGCTGCATTTGCAAGCTCGGAGATGGACACAATCCATACCAGACCTCAAAAGGCTATGATTAAAAGTCCTTGGTGGCTTAAAAACAATTGGAAACGCGAGCTTTTTGAACAAACCCTAAACGAGATGGGAAACTCTCCCCTCGCCAATACACTCAGGTGGTTTCTGAAGAACAAGTTCAGATGGTGGCTATTGAAGTACCCATTCTCATTCTTGATTGACGGTTGGCACTTCTGCAAGGCAGTGATGGTGTTCTCGGTTACCTTGGTTGTAAGTGTCGGAATGGTACTTATCGCGGATATGTCCCTAATCTGGGTAGCTCCTTTCGCAATAGCTCTCTACGGATTTTTCGGGGCAGTGTTTAATGTGGGGTATGACAACTGAAAATTCCGCCAAGTTCCAAAAATTGGCTTAAAGTTCACGGAAATAATCTTGACAATGAAAGAAAATCACTTTTGAAAAACGACCTAACAAAAATTAGGATGCGACAGGAGGAACTAAACAATATGTTTGCAAACATCGGAAGCGAGCTTGAAATAGATTTGCTCGGAGTGTTGGCTAAGCACAACCTTGTGCCAAAGCTCTATTTGAGAGATAGACAGGTGTTGAGGCACTACGCGCAATGCTTGGAGTCAGGCAATACACCCAAGGCAAGTAAAGAGCTGTGCGCAGATAAATTCTACATCAGCATAAAGACGGTGGAATACATCGTGTATGGGAAGCATAAAGAAAAAAGCGGAAACGGAAAAGATGAATCAGATAAACAAGATTGATGAATTGGTTGGAAGCGAGTACAACCCAAGAAAGATTGACAAGGTGAACCTTGAGGCGTTAAAGCTCTCTTTAAGTGAGTTTGGGGACATCTCCGGCATAGTGTTCAATTCAACCACCGGCAGGTTAGTAAGTGGACACCAAAGATTGAAAGCCCTCAAAGATGAGTTCGGAAATAAGCTAACCATTTCCAATAACATCATCACTACGCCCAAAGGTGAGCACTTCCCTATCCGAGTGGTTTCTTGGGACGAGGCAAAAGAGAAAGCCGCAAACGTGGCCGCAAATTCCCATACGCTCCAAGGCGAGTTCACCGAAAGTTTAAACGACTTGTTGGCAGAGATTCAACTTTCTCTCCCGGACCTCTTTTCAGGCTTGCATCTATCCGAACTTCACCTCGAGATCGAAGATAAACTAACGATTAAAGAAGATGATGATGCCCTACCGGAAGAGGTTGTTAATCCAATCTCGCAACTGGGTGACCTTTGGATACTTGGCACGCACCGATTGCTCTGTGGCGACAGTACACAAGCGGAAAGTTACAATGCTGTGATGATGCAAGACATTCCGACATTGATGGTCACTGACCCTCCGTATGGTGTGAACTATGACCCCGAGTGGAGATACGATGTCGGACTATCACAAGAAGTAAATCCAAGTAAAAAAACACTCAAAGGCAAAGTCCTAAACGATGACCAGGCCTCTTGGTACGATGTTTACAAGCACTTTACAGGCAACGTGATGTATGTGTGGCATGCTTCCCTGAATGCTCACATCGTCCGCGAGGATATTCTTAAATGTGGTTTTGATGTAAAGTACCAGATTATATGGGGAAAGCAATCTTTTGTAATAAGCAGAGGCGATTATCACTTCCAACATGAACCCTGTTTTTACGCAGTACGCAAAGGCAAGAACCATAATTGGCAAGGAGCAAGAGACCAAAGCACTCTATGGAGTATTGCAAACCTCCGTGCATCATCTCAAGATGACCCAAGCGAACAAAAGACCGGACACGGTACACAGAAGCCTGTTGAATGTATGCTTAAGCCCATATTGAACAACAGCCAATTCGGGGACATAATCTACGAACCTTTCTGTGGTAGCGGCTCAACCATCATTGCAGCCGAGAAGTCGGGCAGGCATGTAAGAGCAATAGAGCTTTCCCCTAACTATGTGGACCAGATAATCATTAGGTGGCAAAACTTCACCGGGAAGAACGCAATACATGTTGGAACCAATAAAACTTACGATGAACTAAACATTGAACGCGGAATGAGCAATGAAAGCTGATAACATAGGGAAAGAACCCAAAAGAACGGATATGATGTGGATAAGGGTTGACAGCATCACCAAACTCATATTGGAGAAGCCTGAATACCTCCAGGACAAACGAACAAAAGAACTTGAGTCCGTAATTTGCAAACAGTTTAATATAGGCAACCGACAGGCACGGAAATACATCAAAGAATCCAAAGAGGTCATTCGTCAAATGACTACACGAGACCGAGAAACTGTATTCAAAAAAGCCATAATAGATAGAGAATATCTAATCATTAAGGCCAAGGATACCAGAGACCTCCGCTTGGTGCTTGAAATCCTGAAAGACCGCGACAAGCTCTTCGGGTTGTACATTGACGAAACACGCAATGTTACCGACATCAACCTTAAGTCAATTGACCTCAGCAAGTTCACGGAGAGAGGTCTTGAACGCATAACCAAGGGTGACAAGATAGAAGAGATTGTTCTCGACCCGGCAAGTATAATACTACCGAAGGCAAATGAGTGATATTAGATTGGTTGCGGCCGCAGAGCTTGAAAGGCGTAAGCGAATGATTGCGATGGAGAGTGACATCTCGGCCAGACGAACATTCTATCAGCAAAACCCGATTGAGTATTTCAAAGATAGGTTCGGTATCCAACCGGAAACGATTCAATGGGGCCTAAGCCAGGCTTATGATTCGCATAAATGGGATGGAACACCTGACCCGTTCAAAAGGGTTCTTGATTCACTTGTAGCAAGTAAATGGGTAGGAGTTGAGTCGGCAACTGGAACCGGTAAGACTCACCTTGGTGCATTGATAGTGTATTGGTTTTTAGATGTATTTGAGAACTCAATCGTAGTTACCACAGCACCCAAGCAAGACCAGTTACTTCTGCACATTTGGAAAGAGATGGGGAAAAACTTCCATAAGTTCGCTAAGGGAGAGCTAACCACACTAAAGCTTAGAATGATACCGAATCAGGATAGTTGGCTCGCTGTGGGCTTTGTTGCAGGCGTAAAAGCTAACGAGGAAAGCTCAACTAAAGCACAAGGGTTTCACGCGGAACATATGTTGATAATATTTGAAGAGACACCGGGTATTCCCCACCCTGTGATAACAGCTTTCCAAAACACCTGTACTGCTCCGCATAACCTTATCCTTGCTTTTGGGAATCCGGACCATCAACTTGATAACCTGCATAAGTTTTGCACACTTGACAACGTGGAGCATATACGCGTAAGTGGACTGGACCATCCTAACTATGTTTTGGACAACCCTAATTTTATCCCCGGAGCAACATCAAGAGCCGGTGTCAATCGAATGAAAGTGCGTTATGGAGAAGATAATCCCCTATTCCTTTCGCGTGCGAGAGGAATATCACCGGCTCAGGGGATAGATAGTCTCGTGAAAATAGAATGGATAATGGAGGCCGTTAAACTCGCAGAAGGATTTGCAAGCGAGAAAGATATAAACGGGCAACTCGGTCTTGGAGTGGATGTGGCCAACTCTGAAATGGGTGATAAAGCGGCTATCTGTTACGGCAAAGGAAACATCTGCTTAAAGATTGATGATTTCCAATGTCCTGACTCCAACCAACTCGGACATATGGTTTACCGCATTGCAAAGGAGCAGAATATTTCATTTAAGCACATCGGAATAGACGGTGTGGGTGTTGGAGCCGGCACGATTAACACGCTGAAAGAGTATGGAATCAAGGATAAGAACGTCAACATCCAATCTGCCGAGAAACCAATACAAGATTCAACTGAGGAGAACTTTAATAACCTACGCAGTCAGATGTATTGGGCTATTCGGGAGGACTTACGGAACGCAAGAGTTGGCATACCTAACGATTTAGACCTCATAGCGGATTTAAGCACTCCGAAGTTCAAAGTAGAGCGTGGAATGATAATCGTCGAATCAAAAGAGGACATCAAAAAGAGATTAGGACGCTCTCCGAACAAAGGAGATGCGTTCGTTTACTGGAATTGGGTTCGCACCAAGCGTGGACGGTCCAGCAGTTTTGAAGCAAAAATATTATAACCAAAGGAAATAAAATGGAAGCACAAGTATTTTATCGAAGCACCCCTGTTAACATCGCTAAGGCAAGCGACCAGGAGCAAACAGACACCAATATCGGGTTTTTACCTCAACCGTTTGCGTTCACTCAGTTGGCACAAACCTATTTTCTTAACTCCTACCATAGCAGAGCACTCAACGTAAAAGCCGCACTCACCTGCTTGCTTGGATATTCGTTTGTGACCAAAGACGAGAACAAAGAGCCGGACGCAGAGTATCAGAAGATAGAGGCGTTCATTGAATCACATCAGGAGTATTCAGGATTGCCTTTCACGGAAACCTTATACCAACTGTGCTTAGACTTTGAACTGTACGGAAACGGATTCTTAGAAGTTGTTAGGCAAGGAAACGGTGAGATTGCCGAGATATATCATCTGCCCTCTTTGAACGTGCAACTGAAGAAGTCGGGGAAAGATATTGCTGCAGTTCAGAGGGTAGATATACGCGATGTAACATTCACAAAGTTCGGGAATCGTAGAGCAAAGCAAAACGAATATTTGCACCTGAAGAACTACTGCCCTACAAGCCGTTTCTACGGCGCGCCTGAATGGATTGGAGCAATTCCGAGGATGAGCTTAGACCAATCAAGCAATGATTACAACATCCGGAAGTTTGAGAATAACGCAGTTCCCGACACAGTAATCACCTTTTTTGGTGACGCACCATCAGCAACCACAGAAGAGAATATCCGGAAGTTCTTTAGCTCCAACTTCAAAGGGACCAATAACAGCGGTAAATCGCTTCTGCTGTACTCAGAAAATGGTGAAGCAAAGGTTGAAGTTAAGCCTGTAGGAAGTGAAGTTAAAGAAGCAAGTTTCTCAACTCTCCAAAATGATGTTAAACAGGATATTGCGGCCGCTCACGGTGTGCCACCAAGATTACTTGGCATTATGACCTCCGGACAACTTGGCGGAAGTGGTGAGGTTCGGGAGCAAATGAGGATGTTTAGGGATACGGTAATAGTACCCCGACAGACAAAACTTGAATTCTTGCTCAATGCTTACATACTTCCGAATCTTGGAGTAAGCAAATGGAAAATCAAGTTCGATTCTTTCGACATAGATGATGCAATAAACGATGCAGGGTTCTACGAGAAGATAATGGGTATCCGTGACACCCAAGGTTTAAGCGTTCTTGATGCCAACGAAATCCGAGAGGAATTGGGATATGCACCTCGCACGGAGAATCCCATACCTGAGAAACCCACCCCTACAAAGTTGGCCGAGGATTTAACTAAACAATTAATTGACCTCAGAAAGCAATTATGATTCCAAGGAAAGTAAAAGCAGACCTTATCGAGGTAACTGACGACCTGCTTGATTACCTGCTTAAAGAAGACCCCTATGTGAAGATAGCGGATTCGCTCCGGATGTTGCTCGGCGAGCAGTGGTTCAAGTATCAGGAGGATGCTCTTGTTGAGACCATAGAGTTCTTGGATAACGGAAAAGGTATTCTCAATGACAAGGATGTTAAAGAGCTGTTGGTTATGCTTGAAAATAAGATGCAAATTGACTTAAATATGCACATAAGCAACATCGTGAACTCAAAGCAGTTGGAGGCCTATCAACGTGCCTACCGAGATAACAAGGTCAAGTTTAGTTACACAAACACGAATAAAGAAACGCTTGAATGGATGCACGACTTTGAGACCTATTGGATTGGAAAGTTCAACAAGGAGCAAATAACCGAAGTCCTCGGTAAGCGACTTAATGAACTTGTATTAGAGGTCAATGCTCAGGGAATGGGGCGAACCGATGCAGGTAACTACTTCAAGAACGAACTAAAAACTTTCTTCTCCACGCCTGAGAAGTTCACCGGAACAACTCAACAGTATTACGAGGGACTTGCGACCAACATCATTACACGCGCACGAGCGTTCGCCAATGTGGATAGTTATGTGGATAGCGGAATAGAGTATTACAAAGTGGTAGCAGTCAATGATTCCAGGACAAGCAAGATTTGCAGACACATGCATGGCCGTATTATACCTGTTCAAATGGCTGTAGAGTACAAAGATAAGCTTACAAGCATCAAAGACCCCGAAGAAGTAAAGAGTAAATTCGGGTGGCTCAAAACCAAAGACACAGAAAAACTAAAAAATATGAAAGATAAAGACCTCCCTTTGGGGCTTGCTCTTCCACCCTATCATTTTAATTGCAGAACAACCACCGTACTCGCCAACTCCTATGAAATCAATGAGTTTGAAGCCACTTTGGAGAAGTGGTATAGCCCACTTGTCAAAAAGTTTTTACCATCCTAAAAAAAATTAGGTTGAAGTGAGGAATTATTTACTATAGATTCGTTTCCGTTAATTCGACAAAAAAAGAATGCGGAAATGAATCCAAAAAGAAAATTGAAAAAGGTAGATGTAAGTTTTATCAGTTTGGTCGGCAAAGGAGCAAACAATAAAACCATCATTTGGAAGTCAAAAGACAATACCGGGGACTACTCTCGCATTATTCCCATAGCCAAAGTCAACAACGATGAACGTATGGTTTACGGAATAGTTTACTCGCCTGACGAAGTAGATAGCCAAGGAGACACCGCGACAGCAGAGACCATCAAAGAGATGGCTTATTCTTTTATGAAGTCGCAGAAAACAACCCAGATAGACAAACAACATGATTTTGAAGCCGGTCAAGGATTCGTGGCTGAAAGCTGGCTTACAAAAGCCTCCGACCCCCTCTTCCCCTCCTCTCCAGAGGGAAGTTGGGCGGTTGGAATAAAGGTTGAGAATGACGAGACTTGGGAACTGGTGAAATCAGGGGAGATCACCGGTTTATCACTCGCAGGTACAGCAGTAGTTGAGGAAGTGGCCGACCAAAGTTTCCTATCCAAATTAAAGAAGATGCTATTCGAAGGTGAAGTGGCCAAATCAGGCAAAGTATTTTCAAAAAATAATCTTACTAAACTCAAATCAATTCAAACAACTCTCTCGGAGCTTATATCACAAGTCGAGGCAGAGGGGGAAAATTCAACAAATTCTTCAGAACTAAAAAAAGGTGAAACAACCATGACAGAACAAGAGCTTAATGCCGCAATAGCCAAAGCATTAGAGCCTGTTACTAAGCAGATTACTGATTTGCAAAAATCATTATCTGACAAAGTAGAGGCACTTGAGAAAACGGCTAACGAGCGCATCGAAAAAATCGAAAAAGCAACACCCGGGTCTCAGCAGGCTGACGATTCCAAAACAGGTGATGCAAACAAACCCCAGAACATTTGGATTTAAGGAGCCAATCACAATGAACGTTTATGAATATTTAGATAAACTCGCAAAGGGTCAAATCACTACCGGTGTCGGTGGTCAATTAACCATCGAACAATCACGTCAATTCATCACTACCATAAAAGAGATGAATGGGTTACTGAAGAAAATCAGAACCATTTCGATGGCCACAAGCAAATATCAATTGAATATCTTGGAAGTAGCAGGCCGCTTGCTCCGTAGGGGTGTTCAGGGTAATCCTCCAGCAGAGTTGATGACCGTTACTACCACACCACGTGAGTTAAGCACCACCGAGATAATTCTGCCTTATGACATCACTTTCGATTTCTTGGAAGAGAATATTGAGGGTAATGCCGCAGAATCAACCATCAATGCATTGTTCGCGAAACTGTTTGGAAACGACCTGCTTGATTTGTCTTTGAACGGCAACTCTTCTCTCCCGCTTTTGGGCGAGCCTTTCTTGGGCATAATGGATGGATTATTGAAAAAAATGCTTGCTGATACAACCGTACATGATTACACATTGCCTGCAAGCATCACAAGCTACAGGTCCGTGTTTAAGTCCATGTTGAAGTTGCTCCCTGAGAAGTGGAAAATCAATAAAAGTGAATTGGTCTTTTTAGTTCCTTCAGAAGTTGAAGAGGATTACAAGGACGAAATCGCACAACGCCAAACCACCCTTGGTGACACATTTCTCCAGAACGACAATCTTTCTCGTTACAACGGTGTAGCCGTTGAGCCGGTTGCTTATTTACCTTCCGGTTCTACTCCTAAAATCGTTTTAACAAGCTACAACAACCTCGCTATCGGCATCGAGAGAAACATGCGTATTGGCAGACAGGTTCAAGAACGTAAACGTGCTATCGAGTACACAATAACCGCTAAAGTTGATACCAACTACGTTATTGGTGACCTAATCGTTTTAGGTGCGAAGTAACATGTTGTACGAAGCATTGGCCAACATCGGAAACGATGAAGTTACTGTGAAAAAGGGTGAGAGAGTTACCGAAGAGGTTGTTCTCTCCTTCCCGGAACGCACTCGTGCTAAGTTTACTCCGATTAAATCCGAGCAAACCTCGGTTTCCTCGGAGGAAACTAAGGAAGAAGAGAAAACCACTTCAAGCAAAGGTAAGAAGTAGTGTTTACAAGCCCCTCACTTGTCCGTGAAGAAGGGAAACTACCTGCATCGCTTGCAGATGAGTTGATTTTGCCTCATCTGCAAACCGGTGTTGTATTGTTGAAGAATGCAATTGGAGAAGAAAAGTACAATGCTTTATTCGCTCTGGGTGCAAACGACAGTAAATTCCTCCTTTGCCGGAAAGCTGAGACTTTCTTTTCTCTCTCCGTGCTTGTGCATGCCCTCAATATTGAAACTGCAGGCGCAGGCATCGTACGAATAAAGGGTTGGGATGAATCTCGCTCGGAGCTACTGAGCAGGTTTGAACTCAACGACCTTTCAAAGCACTTTAGAAAACTTGCCTACGAGGTTCTGACTCAACTTAACGAGCCAATTAACACCGAAGATGCACCTGTTTCAGTTAAGCTCTCACGTTCAATCCTAATGGTGGTATAGTGGAAGCAGGACCGTTTTTAACCAAGTACATAGATGAGCAAGTGCGCAAGCTTGCCGGAAGAGTTAAAGAGACTCTCATCCGGAGCACTATTGAAGTACTGGACGATAACAACGTTAATGACACCGGTTCCCTACGCAGAAGTATTGCAGGTGAGGTTGAAAGAGTTACGGAAGGTGTGCTTATCCGAATTTTCTCAAATACGAGTTATGCACAATTCGTTCATGAAGGCACTAAACCACATCGACCGCCCATTATGAACATCCGCGATTGGGTGAGAAGAAAAAGAATAGCAGGCCGGTACTCGGTTAAA